TCGTTGGGTTAAGTTTAAAGAATTAGCGCATTGTCAGTTTACTAACGGCTTAACACTTGCAGACTTTCAAGCAGGTAAAACAATTTAAGGAGTAGCATCATCGACCCGATTACAATCCTAGCGGCACTTGGCCCTGTAGCAGTAGACTTAGGCAAATCACTTATTAATCGCTTTATTGCGCCTGACCAATTCAAACCTGCAACCATTGAGCAATACGCTCAGATGAAACAAATAGATTTAGAGCTATTTAAGACAATGAACGAGGCTGGCGGTGGTAATGCTAGTTATCCGTGGGTAGAAGCTATTGTACGCTTAATGCGCCCTGTTATTGGCATCTTAGTATTGGGAACGTGGGCTTATTTAGCTTTGGTCGGTAGCGGTGAAGTAAACGAGCAAGTATCTAACTTTGCCTCCGTTGTAGGATTCTACTTGTTTGGTGAGCGCAGTTTATTTTATGTTAAGAATAAGAAATAGGAATAATAATGGCAGACAATAGAAAATATGCTAAAGCACTATTGGACTATGTTCAAATGCCAATGGCGCAGCTTGGTGCTGTATTTGGTACAACTCCGCAAAAAATGTCAAAAGCATTGCGTCAAGAAGGCTCTAATATTTACGACTCAATGAAGTCTGCTGTTACTGCGCCAAGTCGTGCATTGCAAGGGCAAATGAATCCACAAATGATGATGGATGAAAACGGCAACATTATTCAAGACAATTCTAAAATGAATCAAGAAGCAATGAATTTAGCCATGAATGTAGCGGGCGGTGGCTTTGGTTCAACTATTGCTAAACCTGCTGAAGCTGGCTCTTTAGGAATGTTTATTGGTAAACGTTCTCCGTCATTTAATGCAACAAAAGCTGATTTATTTGCACAATTGCAAGCCAAAGGAATAAATCCTCAAGAAGCTTATGCACAAACAGGAACTTTAATTGGCCCTGAAGGAATGTTGCGTCAAGAAATATCTGATAAAGGCAGTTTTTTAAAAGGAACTGGTAATTTTAAAGATATTGTAATGAATCGCCTTCATGCGTTACAAAGCGAAAATCCAAATATAACTAGAATGTCTATTGGTGATGTAATGTATCATCCTAAAGCATTTGAAGCTTATCCACATTTAAATGATGTTGAAATAAGATTTATGCCAAAAGGAATTAATACAAAAGCTCGTGCTGATTTAAATAACAATGTTATTGAAGTTCATCCTGAATTAAGCGGAGATGACGCAAAATCTAGCATTCTTCACGAATTACAACATTTTGTTCAAGAACATGAAGGATTTGCAAGAGGTGGCAACAGAGAAGAATTTTATCCTGAATTAAATAAAACAAAAGATGATTTATTAAATCAAATTCATTACTTTAATAGCGAAATGAGTAATTTAGCTAAAAATGAAAAAATGACTCCTGACCAAAAATCAGCTTATGATTTTCTTATGAACGCTAGAAATGAATTAGTACCAGAAGCACAAAAATATTCTGACCCAGTAAACATTATGCAAATGGCTAGTGACAAATACAAAACACTTGGCGGTGAAGCAGAAGCTAGACTTGCCCAAACTAGAAGAAATTTGACTTCACAAGAACAATTGCAACATTATCCTTATGTTAATGACAAAAACTTATTTGGATTAGACATGCCTTTTGAATCTTTATTAGTTAAAAAATAATACTTTTCACTACTAGCAATACATGATTGTCCCGATGCGTCAAAACTGCATTTCTGTTAATATGTAATACATTCAATGCAAAATTCGTTGTGTTGAATATATTTGACATTATTACACACAAAGGAAATATTATGTGGACTAAACCAGCAGCGACAGAAATGCGTTTCGGCTTTGAAGTAACAATGTACGTAATGAACAAGTAATGTTTATTGGCGGTTAAGCCGACAACAGAGGATATAGCAAGTAACGAGTTTTTCGGCTTTCTGCGTTACATGTAACAGCTATCAAATCTGCGCCAACTTCGTATAAACATAAACCAGCGTCAATGCAGTACAGAAACCTAATGCAAAGGCGCTGGCATAACAAATCACATATTGCAAAATAACATCAATCATCAAAGTTTACCTCTCTTGGTTTCCAAGCGTAATATTCCTCCGTCACTTTTTCATACGTATCCCATGCCTTTCTAAAACGCATTTCATACACTTCTTTAATGCCAAGTATTTGCATTGATAAATTACCATTGTCCTCATGCTCTTTAGCAAGCAACAATAAATCTTCTGTAACTCCCCAACATAGCAATACTTCTTGCTCTAGGTCTTGAATTTTATTACTCATTTTATTCTCACAAGCTGTTTAACAAAGTTATTTGGGTGCAGACGATACTTACTATCTAATTCAAATTTTATGCGCTCTACGGTGGCATAGCGTTCGTTTAATGATGTTTCTGAAGGTGCTTTTAATGCAATAAAGTTATTAATTGTTGCTAATGGTTCACTAAATGTTGAATACATAACTTACTCCTAAAATTGGTGGGCTACTAACGCTGGTTGATAGATTTTGCACAATATATCATGGTCTAACTGCCAGGCAATTAAAGATTAGCGCTTTCGCCCATGACCTTAAAATGGTATAGAATCCTCTACGTCAGACAAATCCTTTGCATCTGTTTGTTTCGGTACAAATGTATCAGCAGAGGCTTTCCAGCTTGTTGTTTCACCTTTGCCGTAGTCTACATTCCATCCTGCCAGTTGCATTTTGCCACCGGCAGCAATAATAGCATCTAGTGTATCTGTGCTTAGTGTTAAGTTAATTCTAACGTCTGGTGATTTGTCGCTAGTCTTTTTAACCTTGTTAGTAAAACCACTATCTAAATATACTTTTTTCTCAGCCATGATTATGCCTTTTTAAATGTGCTACGTGTTTTAGAATCAAGCAATGACCATAATGCAGTCTTTTGCTCGTTATCAAGCGATGTCCAAATTTCTTTGGCTGCTTCCATTTTGCTATCTTTTACATAGTTTGTAAATGACGTTGCTAGTTCATGCAAAATATCCATGTCTTCTTTGCTAAAAGTATCTAGCGCACCAGCGTTCGGTGTTACAGCTTTAGGCGCTTGTACAACATCTTCTTGAGGCAAATCCTCACCTGTGTAAATATATAACCCAAGACCATGTAGCGCAATAGCTTTGGCAAGACACCTTTGCATTGCCGTATTGACAGACATTGCATCAGGATTTGCAATAGCTTTGTTGCGATAATCCATGACAGGTAGTTGAGCAGTCATTTTTTTACCAAAGGCTTCAACTGTACAGAACACCATGAGGGTTTCACCGAACTTGACTGGCTCACCGTATGACCATGTAGCCGTAGAATCGAGTTGAAGTAGCTGGTCGACAGCCCATGCCCAAGAGAGGTAGTTAAGTCCGTTTTTTTGCTCGATGTGTTCATTTACATTTACCTTTCTGATTTCTGAGTAGTTCATTGTATGTCCTCAAATCTATCACGAATAATCAATTTAAGCGTTTCTACACCCTCTAGCGCATGAATAAGCGGCAATACATCGTTACCCATCCACATAATCTTGTTAATGTTAATTTCTACGTATTCTGATTCTAAATCGCCAAAAAATACTGCGCTAATGTCTAAGTCGTATTCTACTGTTATTTCTACTCCATTTACTGCTAGATTTGTAATCATTTCCATGCCTCCAAAATTATCCAAACATTTCCGTGTTTAACTGCGTTTAATTTACCGCTATTGCATAAATATCTAACCCACCTACCTGATTTCCCCATCTGTGCTGCTATTTCTTCTACTGTAAACATTTAACCTCCGTTCCAAGATTGGAATTATACATCATTCTTCCATCTCTGCAAAGTGATTTTCACCACAACAGCTTAACCAATCACCTTTAGGCTCGCCACAATACACACAGCCTATGTATGTATCTTTTTCAATTTCTAAAATTTGTAGCTCTGACATGACCTGCGCTTCAAACATTGCCTGGCACATTATCCTTGCTCCTCTACTAGTTCAACTGTTGACTGATACATAGCTGCCATAAGACCTTTAGAAAATGTTAACAAATCTTTATCAGCGTTATCTTTAGTTTCTTGTTTGTTGCTGTGCATCCTAATTACGTATGATTTGAACATAGCACGTAAAATAGTTTGTGTTACTTCAAAATCAACGTATTGGTCTGCTAGCAGCTCCCAAACAAAATCTTTATTGTCTGCTGCTTCTTCAATCTTATCCTCAATGTATTCGTTTTCTATTGTATAATCCACTTTAGCCTCGTATGGGTTGTTAAGGTAATATTCGTAATGGTCGCTCATGTTATTTCCAATCAAAATATTTAGCTAGTAAACCAGCTATTACAAAAAGTGCCATAACTACTGCACCGCCTAAACATAATATTGCTAAATCATCTAACATTTTGTATCTCCGTTTGCGTTGTTGATGTGTGTATATTATTCCGAGATTGGAACTGTGTCAACATTTATTTGCATTTATTTTAAAAATATTTATAAATAAAGTATTTGACTTTTATCGTCAGATGTGGTAGACTGTTTTTAATTGGATTGATAACCCAATACACTAAAAGGCGTATCTAATGTTTCAACTAAACAATTTTAGTTCTTATTCAATAGCGGAGTCAGTAACTATCCGTTTGCGTCCTTGCGTGGTTTTTACTTGTTGGTCTTATCAACCAGCCCGCTACTGAATAGGAATTGATATGTCATGGAATAAAATCTTGTGGGAAAATAAAATAAAGTTTCCAGTAGTTTCGTGCGTTTATGCTTTTTATATTAACAATAACTTAGTTTATATTGGTTCAACCTCTAATTTAAGGGGAAGGATGTCTGGGTACAGATTTAAAGAGGCTGATGGGAAAATAATAACCCCTTGGAGAAAACGTATTGAAATTGGCTCAAAAATTGAGCTTAAATATAAATGTTCAAAAAAATATGGATATTGGCTAATGCTTGAAGCTAGGTTAATAAGAAGACTTCAGCCTTTATATAATATTCATTTAAAAAAAGGAACTTATAATGAAATGGTTTAAACATGATTCAGATGCCAGCAATGATGCGAAATTAAAAAAGCTGCGTTTAAAATATGGCGCTCAAGGTTACGGCATATATTGGTATTGCTTGGAGTTAATATCTCGCAATGTAGATAAGCATAATCTTACTTTTGAACTTGAACATGATGCAGAATTGATTGCAGATGATTTTAAGTTAAGTAGCGATTTGGTTCAGCATATTATGACTTACATGGTTGAATTAGAGCTTTTTGAAAACACCAATAATATTATAACTTGTCTAAAAATGGCAACTAGAACAGATGAGTATACGCAAAAGTTAATTCAAAGTGCTAGTAAATGTCCCGACAAACTCCCGACACTCTCGGCACATAATCCGAAAAAGTCCGTTCTAATAGAAGAGAAGAGAACAGAAGAGAACATATTAGAAGATAAAACAAAACGTGAAACTACAATACCTAAAGATTTTTCTATTAGCGATAAAGTAATTTTGTGGGCAGAAAAAAACAATCATACAAATCTGCAAAAACACTTTGACAATTTTGTATTGTCCTGCCAAGCTAGGAACTACAAATACACAAATTGGGATGCAGCGTTTATGAAAGCTATAAGAGATAACTGGGCTGGGGTGCAAGCTGAGAGAAAAAACAAGGTAGTGCTATGATAATTAACCCTAGAAGTTTACTTACAGAAATAGATGCACTATACGATGGAGGAATTGCACGTGGATACACAACTGGCTGGACTAATGTGGACGAGTTTTTTACTGTTAAGCACGGTGAGTTTACTGTTATTACTGGTATGCCTAGTCACGGAAAAAGTGAGTGGCTGGATGCTTTGTGCGTTAATCTCGCCATACATCACAATTATCGTATTGCTATGTTTTCTCCTGAAAATCACCCATTAGAGATGCACGCTAAAAAGATTATTGAGAAGTATGCTGCAAAGCCGTTTTTTGGTAATAATCGTATGAAGCAAGAAGAAATGTATGATGCGTTAGATAGGATGAACAAGAACTTTTCATTTATTAAACCAATTGAAACTGAGTTCACGCCTATGCACATTATTAACGAGGCATTGCCGTGGTTAGACCAATCATTGACACAGCCAAGAGCATTGGTGATTGACCCTTGGAACGAGATGGATCATTACAGGCCAGCAGGACTAAGCGAAACGGAATACATTAGTCGCATCCTTACAGAATTGCGTAGAGCAGCTAGAGAATACAAATGTCATCTATTCTTGGTAGCGCATCCATCTAAAATGGCTAAAGACAAAGATGGCAATTATCCTGTGCCAAGACCTTACGATATTAGCGGCTCTGCTCATTGGTATAACAAAGCTGACAATTGTATTGCTATTTGGCGTGACGTAGCGAATAATCCGCAGGAAACACAAGTACATATACAGAAGGTGCGATTTAACAGCACAGGAAAGCCTGGCATGGCTGAGTTGCTATACGATTATAACAAGGCCACATACATACATGAGCAAGCACATTACAGGAGTTTGTGATGAAGTGGGTATTATTAGATGACAAAGGCCAACCTATCAGATATTTTGACCATCCTGCTGAAGGCACTATTGAAATTGTAGAGCCTAAATATGTTATAGATTGGGATAACTACGAGGAGTGTTTACTATGAACTTTGAAGACACAGAATTTTATAAGCAATTTGGTGATGCTGAGTGGAAAGTAACTACAATCGATGGTAAAATTTACAAAAGCAAAAAGTGGTTACTGCGTTACGAAGATGTGCTTTATAAGGAGATAACACCTCATGTCAATATTAAAATGCCCAACGTGCAATCAAACGCCAAGAAGAAGTCTGCCTCAAAATAACAGGCTTCATTTATTGTTTGATGCTATTTCAAGAAAAGTAGTAGCAGATGATGGATTATTGCATCACGCTTTATGGTGGAAAACCATGATGAAAGATAGATGGCTAGGTTATGACGAAATAGTTGCAAGTAATGGAAAAGTGATTTATAGTTTGCGTGGTACTGCCGATTTAACGATAGAAGAACTTAACAACTTCATGGAACGAGTAGAGCGATACGCTGCTGAACATGGAATTTATTTACAGGATTAAGTATGAAAAATTTTTTATGTTTAATATGTTTTAAATGGAAAAAAGTTTTTGATAAAAGAAAAAGTATTTGTTCTTGTCAAAATCCTAAATGGTATTAAAAATGATAGCTGTTTTATTTGCAAGAGATGATAGTCGTTATAAGGAGCTTGATGGCTATGACGTATATGACATACATCGTGATGCTAGGAACTACTGTAAAAGCTATCCTGTATTAGCGCATCCACCTTGTCGTGCTTGGGGTATGTTGTCGCACATGGCTAATCCAAGACCTGATGAAAAACAGCTTGCTTATTTTGCATTAGCTCAAGTAAGATTAAATGGTGGCGTATTAGAACATCCTGCTGGTTCAAGGTTGTGGAAAGAAGCATATTTGCCATTAGAAGGGGAGTTCCCAGATGAGTTTGGTGGATTTACAATAGAAGTAGACCAATACGATTTTGGCCATGTAGCACATAAGAAAACAAAACTTTACATTTGTGGAATTGCTATGAGAGAATTGCCACAGTTACCACCGAAAAACCTAGCAGTTACTGACAGGTCAATTTGTGGAAATGTAAAAGGCACTAAACGATGTACGCAGTATCAGCGAGAATATACGCCAGATGCTTTAATTGAATTTATCACGGAGATTTGCAGGAGAATATAATGAGAAAAGAAAACTCACACAACAAAAAAATTAAAGAAGTCCAAGCTTTTAACCATGCAATAGCTTTTCAGCATATTATTGATGGCCCTAAAAGCGTAGAAGAACTCGCCAAAGCTATGTTTATGACTGAGATATCAGCATGGGATTATCTTGTATGGCTTGAACGAAGCGGATTTGCAACTGTAACAAAAGCTAAAAGGATTCGATTGGTTAAAATTTATGCAGCAGCTAACATTGACAAATACAAATGGCCTAAATCTTACACACAGTCTAAAGACCCACAACGTGATTACTTTGACAAGGTAGTTTATCCCGATTTACATAAAGAGTTACGGGATGCAATCTTTGAAGGCCGTATTAGCGCAGACGTGGTTAAGGTTTACAATAGAGCAGCTACAAAGCGCTGGGCGTTAAACTATAAGCGTGATTATCATGGTGGCTTTCAATCTACAATGAATGGCGAGTATTTTGTCTAAAAAACAGGAAAAGGCTTACTATGCTAAATTGTCTGAACTTGGCTGTATTGTGTGTCACAATTTGGGTTATGGTTATTCTGAACCACACATTCATCACATACGTCATGGAGCAGGAATGGGGCAAAAAAGCCCTTGGCAGGATGCTATCCCTTTATGTCCTAACCATCATACTAACGGTGGCTACT